TTCTTTTGTCTGGTAGAAGTGATTGTGACTACTTGATCTCCTGCTGTTGCTGCAAAAGTAAGAGTTGTCTTGTTAGCTGAAATAGCGTTTTCATAAGTGATAACAGATGCAGCTTGACTTAAAGAAATGGTTGCTGTTTTTCCACTCTCATCCTGAATGATTGTAGCTGTACCAGTTCTTTGTTTATCGGTAGGATTTTCTGTAGCAGAAATTTGACTTATCCCTGCGTTACCGGAAAACCCTGTACCGGAAATTTTAATCTGAATAGCAACGGCTATAGGCTTTCCATAAGGCGCACCATCCCTATATTCCTGCTTACTGGAAGTAACAACAAAATTCTTACTTTCTCCCGTATTGACAAAAGAAAGTGATTTTGTTTGCAATGCAAATGTATATTCCGTTCTGTCGAGAACATTTACATAATTAATCTTTTCTTCTTCCAGTCCTTCAGGATAGCCAATAAGACCCAATCCATTAGCAAGACACCATTCTTTGAACTTACCGATATTATAGGTAACACCAGCATCAATTACAATACCGAGAGATTTATAATATTCAACGTCACCTACCGTATTTTCAGTTACAAAGACGTTCATCTGACTGTCAATACCATCAGTTATGACAGTCATTTGCTTACTTAAATCCTTTGTTGTAAAAAGAAGTCTTAACATAGCTTCTAAAAATTAATGAGCCACTACTTCGAACTTCTGAACGCCATCGTCAGACATAACAACAAGATTCAAATCTTCCTTTTTAGACAAACCAAGATCAGCCAAAGAAAATTCCATAGGTGTACGTCCGTTTACTTTTGAAACAAGTACTTTCTTGTCACCTCTGATTGTTCCATAACGTCCTACAGAATCCTTTAATGTTACTGTATTGGGAAAATAAATCTCCACTTCCTTTTCTGCCGGAACAGTCGTAGCAATTTCCAAGATACAAATATTGCTACTATTCCAAGAAGCCTTTACAGAAACAATTTCATTCAACCCCTGCGGTTCAATCGTCAATGTAAGAGCATTATTTTCAGCAAATTCTACCAACTCTTCATGTTGTACGCTTTCACCGACTTTCCATTTCCAACCCAAAGCAAGAAAAGCATCACTTCCCTTTTTTTCATCTTCTGTAGCATTAGTAGAACCCGGAGTTACAACGCCACGAGGTGATTCTGTGATAAATACTCTTTTTTGTTCACAAGAACCATCTGTGACAACCACTACATCAATTCCCTTATCTGTATCAACAAATCTATATAGTCTCATATCTCAAAAATTTTTAGTTTCTATACTTCTAAATAGAAGGAGGATTATTCCTTTCCTTCATTTTCAAAAATCCGTTCTCATCAAAGTCCCTTAAATATTTTTTAATCCATGAAGGCACAAGATTGGGATTTATTTTGCCTGAATTTTCCACAATAGAAACAGCCTCTCTTACAATAAGAGCTGTATACATCAAAGACCGAAACCAAGTGAATGTTTCTGTAGATTGCCCATTGATCGTATATCCACCCAATACATGTGCTACAATCAGCAAGCAAGCATATACAAAAAGTTTAGTAAAAATCATTCCAATTCCTTTAGAAGAAAAATCCTTCTGTTTCAAATGGAATACCCAACTAACAAGTGTATCTACTACAATTAACACTACAAGGAATTTCAGAAACTCCCAATCTTTGAATATGTATTTTTCTATTAAATCCACAATAGGAGAAAGGGGAATAGCGACAAGCAATGGATAACAAAAGCTACCCAAATAAGCCTTTAAATGATGTACTCTCTGTTTTCTTTCCATCGCTCAATAAGGCTTACTCTTTCTTGCCAGTTTTATCGGATTCAGATTTCTTCTTATATTCGGTATCTTTCTTGTAAGGCATTCCCACAATTCCTTTTCGGCGGTTTTCTGGAGTGTCTTTATAGAAACCCAATTTGTTTTTTACAGGAAGTCCGGTTGCTCCGGCTTTTTCGATTGTTTCTTGGTTGGCATCCTTCCACTCAATCTGTGGTTCTCTATAATATACAACAGATTTGTTGAAGTTTTCGTCAACCACAACAACACGATTAAGAGACACAAAGTCTATAGCTCCATGTTCCCTTTCAGTAGGATCAATACTTTTCACAACGTCAGAAGCAAAGTTTTTCCCCTGTTCCAACGTATAAACCTCCCAGCCATTCTTTTCTGCAAGGCTTAAAAATTCGTTTATAGGAAATTCTTGTACACTCATGGACGTAATCATTTATAATTCAACACATACAAAAGTAAAACTTTTTTCCTATAAAAGAACAATATATAAAGAAAAACTCACAAGAGATAATTTCATTGTTGGTGCGGCAACCTTACTTTTATCTCTTGTGAGTGCCGTTCTCCCTCCGCACAGGGATCAAAGGTAACGGCAGAGCCTCTAAAAGAAGGAGCTTACAGCTACGTTCAAAGACGCGGTGAACAGTGTTACTTCAAAAGAAGCCTTTCTCACGAGAAACCATTATCTCACGACATCCTATAGGAAGCCTTAATGCCAGTGTTTCAGGACTTATCGTATCGGTTTATACTTCTATAGGGGAGCCGGCACTTCCATACTTCACATCCGAATATGCAGCATTAACTCCTTAATTTTGGGAAACATTTAAGGACGTTCCCCATCAACCTCACATAGCCTTCAAAAAGAAGAAGGGAAGCTATCGCGAATCACTTCCCAGCTTCAACTTTTTAAGCTATCTCATCTCGACTGCAAACATACAACTTTTGTATTCAATAATTGCAATTTTTGATGTTAAATATCCTTAATATCTATCCCACACGCAGAAGCTATCAATAGAGACACTTCGCGTTCAGTTTTAGACATCTTCTCGATAGATGTCTTGTATCCTTCCGAGTTACCGTTATAACTCTCCACAATCGCTTTCTTTTGTTCTTCTGAAACGTTGTAGAAAGCCAATACGCTTTTCTTTTCTTCTTCCGTCATGGAAGATTTATTTTTGATGTTAGGTAATTTATTTGCCATGATTATTTATATAGATGTCATTTTAGAATCAAACTTTTCTCTTTGTTCAAGAGCTTCTTTGTACAAATCTCTGTAGTTAACACCACCACAAAAACAATCGCTTTCACCCCAATAATCATATTGAGGAACACATTTAAACAACTTTTTTATATCATAACCAGCGTTATACAAATCCATAAGAAATGATTCTATTAAACTTTTATCACGTAAGGTTACGTTAATGTTAGTCAAATCATATGTACGGAAATAATCAATTATATTCCTATACTTTGCTTCCAAATACGGTTTAGGAAATATCAGCATTTCAAGATTGAGTTTGTATCCAGCACATTCAATTATCTTATCAAAAGAACTAACTACACCAGATTCACTAAGCAAAATTGTTTTTCTTCTACTTGGCATAATAATTAAGCAATTAAATTTAAGTTATCATATCTCCAATCTATAATATCACTAAACCTTTCTTCAACATAAGAATCTTCTTTGAAGAAAAATTTCAAACAGTCATCTGCCAAATCATGATCTTTAGAAGATAAAAGTTTTTCTATCCTTCCAAAAATGCCACCTACATATTCAAGACGATCTCTATTAAAAGTAAAAGTCGAAGAAAAATATCTCTTTTTCATTTGAGATTTAATAGCGCGACCTCTATATACTTTTACCCATTCCTTTTTTCTTAAACTACTTTCAATAAACCCTTTTCTGTATTTAGAAATAGAAGTAAGAATGGTGCTAAAAATACATTCCAATTCAAACATTGGCGGTAAATTGGTGGAATATGACTTAGTACCGCGATATTTCCTAATCATTTTTTCTTCAATGGTATCTTTTCTATAATAATCTTCTCCCCAAAAAAACTTCATTTTATGCTTTCTAAGCAAAAGTTGTGTTTTTGAAATACCCAATTCATCAGCTTGTGTCCTGGAAGAAGTAAACGTAACCCCTTTGAAAAGTGGAGTTATGCCATCTGACTTAACCAAAGTTTCCTTTTCTACAACAACAAAACATCTTCTCTTTATTTCGTCATAAATAGTGATAGCAATATCCATAAATTCAATACGAATATCTTTTTTCAAGCATCTGCCAGCAGACATAAAACGAAAATCATCAAAAACTTCTGGATGTTTGTCTACATAATAATAGGCTTTGTCTCGATTAACAAAAGTAACTCTTTTAGACACCTTATTATATTTTATGTATTTGGAGTATTTGTCAAAAATACTTTCCAATTTTCTCCTTGTAATAGGATAAACACGATCAACAGCTCTATGAAGATCGGCAAAACTCTTAAATCTAAGTTCCTTTGAAGAACTAAGTTTTCGTGCTTTTGCTTCCCAAAAGCAAGCTCTTTTGATCATCTGCACTTCTATGAAGTATTTTTTTGTTTTTTTGTTTTTATTATTCATTTACATTTACACTTTTCTTAACTGCTACAAAAATACAAACTTTTCTCAAAAGTGTAAACGTTTTAAGAAAAGTTTTTTGAAAAATTTCCCGAAAAGTTTGTATTTGTCTGTCAAACAATGA